GCGCTCAAGATCATCAACCGGGTGTGCGACCTGCTCGACATCGGGCCGGGCGCCACCTTCGTGCGCAATGGAGGCGACGATGGCTCTGACGCAGCAGCAGCGTGACGAGAAGCGAAGGGCCAAGGCCGAGCGCCTGCAGGAAGAAGACCTGCGCTTGAAGGTTCGACCAGGGACTAAACAGGCCCTGCTGGAGCTGATGGAGTGGGCCGGGATCGAGGAACAGGGCGAGGCGATGACGCTGATGATTCATCACCTGCATGGGCTTGGCCCGGGCGGTGCGCTGCCGCTACTGGAACCTCCGCGCCACGAAATAACGGTTTCGCCATCTGTGGCGCGAAAGCTTGAGAATTTTAGGGCACGAGAGGCGCTCAGAATATCAGCAGAAAATTAGGATGCGATCGGCGCCCCAGCCTTAGTAACAGCAGTCTCCGTCAGCTTCGATAGGAGGTCCGCCGGGCCAATGTTCCGGCCATAACTGTTTTCGATGACATCCCATGGCAAGTTTTCTTCGCTGCGAAGGCGACCATGCTCGTCGTAGATTCCAATGAACGCGCCGTCAACTTGCCCCTGGAACAGCCCAACGCTCACGGTCGAGTAATGGCCATTTCCATGCCTGTGTTCGTGGCGTTCAGCCGCTGGATACTTTTCGAAGAACTGGAAGAAACCCGCCTGACGCTGCTGCATACACGCTCCTTGATCCGGCCCCATGCCGGTCACCCGTAATACCCCATCCCAAACCAAATTGCCACCATGCCGCACCCGGCAATGGAGGGCGGCGCATGCTTGGAGAAAGCCATGAGCAAGAAGCCGAAAGCAGATCCAGCATCACGCAAGGTGCTGGCCTACACCGTCGAAACCAATGACCCAGAGGAATCCACGATCCAGTTCGCCTCGTCGAACGCTGCGGCTAGGCGCCAGGGCGCGGAGGAGGTCGGGGTTGACTTCGGCGACGTGTCTTGCCGCCGCGCGCAATGGGCCGATCAGTATGCCGATCAGCCCTTCATCCCTGCCCAGGCCTACATCGATGCAGGCTGGTGGTTTGACTGCAACCACTGCGGCACGAGGTGCGACAGCGATGCCAGCCGCTGGGACGAAGAAGCTGAAACCGATATCTCTCTGGACCTGGTGTTCGACGGTCGCGTCGTCTATTGCTCGGCGGAATGCAAGGAAGGCCACGAGAGCGAGGTTGCTGCACGCAACGCCAGGTTCGAAAAGTTCAAGGAGCGCGTCGTTGCTGCCCAGCCCGGCGTCACCTTCACCGAGTTCACCGGCGGATACCCGTATTGCGGCGACGGCGCGAGATTCACCTTCCCTGGTGCCCAGTACGGCGGTTCGGTCAGCGAGACCGAGGATGGCCAGGTCCTGAAGTGGTTCATTGCCCAGGGCGACAAAGCTGCCTGGGACTACTTCATCGCAGAGCGCCCAGCCGCCTGACCCTCCGGAGCTGCCCGCCAGCGCCTTCCCCTATTCAACGATAACGCACCAGGCCGTGCAGGCCAGGAGGCTTACCCATGCAAGTCATCTATGCAGGCCTGCGGAACGGCTCCCGCGATCAGGCGATACACGACGCCCTGATCTACAAGCGCGTGGCCGAGGTCGCAGAGGAATTCAGGCTCTCGCCCAACACCGTGCGAGCGGCCGCCAAGCGCATCGACCAGATCGCGGTGTTCGACCTTCAGCTGACAGGGGGGGGTAAGCCCATGCCGATCGGCAAGGTTGCATCGAGCTGCTTCCGCAAGGCAGCACTGGGCGCATACCGGAACTACCGCGGCACCTTCCAGAACCTCGACCTGCCCTGCTGGGTGATCACCGATGGCACCCAAAAGATCGAAGTCGTCGAGCTGCGCAAAATCGACTCAGGCGAAGCCACCATCTGAACAGTTACGCCACCCAGGCTTGAGGTACCCCATGCCCACAGAAAACCGACCCAGCAACACAGAGATGGTCAGCGTGCCGCCATACATTGGCCTGGAGCCGCTGGTTGGACGTTATTACCCCGCCCAGTGCCGCCGCTGCGGCTGGGTTGGCAGCTCCGAAGAGTTGACCGAGGACGATGCGCAGTGCACGCGCGACGTTGGTGACCGCCTATGCCTGGGCGATTGCGACGAACTTGAACGGGATGACCTGCTGAACATCATTCAGGCCATGGCTCAGCCAGCCCCCACAACACCCCGAGCCCATAGCCTGGATGGTTGGTACTGCCATCTGGTGGACCAAAGAAGAGGCAGAGCGGGATGCGGCGGCGACTGGGCTGCCGATTGTTGGCCTGGGGCCGATGGCCGGTGCCGCTGGGGTTGAGCGGCTGCGCGGCGAGAACGAGCAGTTGCGCGAAGTCATCAAGCATTCCGACTCGAACATCCAACGGCAGAGCTTGCGGATTTCGAATCAGCGCGCCCAGCTGGCCGAGCGGGATGCGCTGCTGCGCGAGGCACTCGAATTCATTGACGACGGCGTTGGCCGCAGCGATGCCGAGTGGCGGTTGATCAAGAAGCTGCGTGCCGCCCTATCGCCCGACGGAGCTGCGAGCGCGTCAGATGAGCCGTACCAGGGAATGCCCGGCACGTCCTTCCAGCGCCTGAATGCACTCGCCAGCCAGGGCGAATGACCGCAAGAGCACATTTGTACTCCGCCCAGCTGTAACCCCTCGCCCTTCTATTTCGAGCAGGCCGCAAGCTTATTCGTTGCAGCCAGGCCCTCGGTGGCGATTCGGCGAGCACGCCCCACGCCCCACGCTAATGCCCTGGTCATCGACTCGCCTGGACGAGAGTCGAACGCCTCTTCGTGGAGGGGAGCTCCACCGGCCGCATAAACGCCGAGGAACATCTGCGTGTTGCCCGTCCGCGACAGCCTCACCTGAACATCGATAAACGTGCCGTCATCGAGAGTTTCGTCATGTTCCCGGTGGTGGAGTGTGGGATCCGCCCACCGCCAGTAAACGTCTCCACGAATTCGCATGTCGCCTCCTACGACCGAAGTCTTTTGTGAATGGCAAAGACCACTATAGCGAAGCGGTGTAGCCGCACAACCGGAAAAGGCCGAACTGAGAACTGAATCGGACCACCGGCCGAAAAACTTCTACACATTCAATAATTTGTACAACTTACTGCCGCGATATGGCGGCCAAGGAATTCGTATGCTCGAAGTAAACATCAACCAGCACCTGAGCACCCTCACCGCAAGCCAGCTGGCCAAGCTGCTTGTCATGCGCAAGGGCCTCCAGTTCGGCTACGACTACACGTTCACCGACGATGATGGGCAGTCTACCGACGTCGATCTGGCCTTCCTGGCTGCGGCACCTGGCGAGCTGCTCGAGGTTCTTTTCGAAGAAAACGAGCATGACGACGCCATCAACGAAGTGCGATACGAAGCTGAACAGGTCAGCGGCATCCGCGAGTGGTGCCACTACAGCTGGGGAAGGAACTACGAAATCGACGTGAAGGCATTCATCCTGCCTGACGGACGCGCCCTGGCCTTCTGCGAGATGAGCGGCGGCGGAAAGCACGGCGATCCGAATGCCTACCCGTGGGTGAATGAGGCCAAGTTCATCAAGGTCGCCGGCGTCGAGGAACGGGTCATCAAGATGTACCGGTTTGAGGAAATCAAAGACGGCGCTGAGGTGGAGCAATGACCCGTCTCGCCCTCTGCCTCCTGCTGCTGGCCACAGGCACCAGCGCAAACGAGCGCTACATCGACGTGCAGCACGACGCCCGCCGCGGCGTCACCTGCTACATCCTCAACGAGTCGGCGATCAGCTGCATCCCCGACAGCCAGCTGCAGGCCGGCAACGAGCGCCAGCTCTCCCCGCACGAAACACAACCCGAACCTACACCCGCACTGGCGCCTGGGCGCTGGATTGATGAGAGGTATCACCTGTGAGCAAGATCGACTGGAGCAAGGCGCCTGAGTGGGCAGACGGTCACGGCCTGGTCGCCCACCACGGTATCACCGAGGTTTGGATCAGCATGGACCAGTACGCCGTGGTCGGCGCCGAGGATCGCGCGTACCCCTATGGCGGGGGCACTGGCGATCATCGGCACAACTTCACGCAGGGCCAGGTCCAGTACATCACGCCGCGGCCAGCGCTCTGGGATGGCGAAGGACTACCGCCAATAGGCCAAAAGATAGAAATGAAGCACAAACGCTCCACGGAAGACTGGGCCCGCCCTGGTTTCCAAGAGGTGACCATCACCGCCATGGGCGCGCAACTGTTCCTGGTCACCCACCGCGATGGCGGCGAGGAAAACTGCGGCCATCTCAGCGAGTACGACTTCCGACCGCTCAGTTCTCCTGAACAACGGGCGGCGGAAGAACGCCAGCGTGCTGCGCGACAAATGTGCCTTGATGCCGGGCATGAATCACCAACACCCGGGCAGATCAATATGGGCCTGAGGCTCTACGACGCCGGATACCGCAAGCAGGTGGCGCCATGATCGAGCACTTTACCGTGCATGAGCTGGAAGCAATGCTCAAGGGTCGGGCGATCCCAGGAAATAAGCGGGTGAACGAAACAATTGCCCAGTACCTGCACCGAGAAATCCAGGCCCTTGCCATCGAGCTCGACAATCTGCGCCAGGACCGCGACGGCCTGCTCGAATCCGGCGCCCACCTCCTGTAACCATTCCCCAGCTACTCAAGCCCGCCGACATGCGCGGGCGAGGATTCTGCATGCTCGAACAAATCGAGGTGGTGCGCATCAAGCGCTTCGCCGCAAACACTGCTGGCCGCGATTTCGCGGTCGGCGACATTCATGGGCACTTTACCCGGCTGCAGGCTGCCCTGGACGTAGCCGGCTTCGATCCGAAGGCTGACCGACTGTTCAGCGTCGGCGATCTGGTCGACCGCGGGCCAGAGTGCCGCAACGTGCTCGAATGGCTGGCAAGGCCCTGGTTCCACCCGGTGCGCGGTAACCACGACGACTACGTCTGCAGATTCGATACCTGCGACGTGGACAACTGGGTGTACAACGGGGGCGCATGGTTCGCCGGCCTGTCCTGGGATGAGCAACGCGAGTTCGCCGCCCAGTTCCGCGAGCTGCCGATCGCCATCGAGGTGGAGACGCCCGGCGGCCTGGTCGGTGTCGTGCACGCCGACTGCCCATTCCCGTCCTGGGATCAACTGCGGGCCGCGCTTGAAGCGCCGGAGACTGCCAAGCAGTTGCGCCTGACGCAGAACACCTGCATGTGGTCGCGAAGCCGCATTGAACTGGGCGAGACCGAAGGTGTTGCAGGCGTCCGGGCGCTGGTCGTGGGCCACACGCCGCTGCACAAGCCGGCAGCGCTCGGCAACGTAATCCACATCGACACCATGGGCTGGCGGCCGCAGGACGGCGGGTATTTCACCCTGCTCGACCTGGCCAGCCTCGAAACAATCCCGCCCATGCCCGAAAAGCTCAGCCGGGACTGATACAGGAGACCCCCCATGAACCTGATCGACTGCTACGTCACGAAGATCCTCGGCGAGCCGTACCGCAAGTTCGGCCACTGGTGGGTCGACGTGGAATACAACAGCTGGGGCAGCACCAGCAAAACCCAGCTCATGTTCCGCACCGAGGAATCCGCCCGGGCGGCGCAGGTCGGATACCACTTCACGGCCTGAGGAGACGCAAATGGTCCGATACAAGACCGTCGAACAGTTTTCCCGCGAATCTGGCTACACACCGGACGCCATAAGGACCAAAATTCGCGACGGCAAATGGCCGAAGCACATGGTCTGGCGTAAAGCGCCTGACGGAAGAATCCTAATTGACGTTGAGGGGTATTACTCATGGGTAGAGATGGGGGAGGCGTCAGGCCCGCGTCTTCAAGTAGTATCGAAATCACATTCCAATACCAGGGCGTCCGGTGCCGGGAGCGGGTCCAACTCAAGCCCACCGCCGCTAACCTGAAAAAGGCGGAGCAGCACAAGTCGGCAATCGAGTACGCCATATCAAATGGCACATTCGATTACGCCGCCACATTCCCGCGATCAAAGCGCGCCGCCCAGTTTGCCAGGGCCAGCTCTAACCAGAATATCGGCGTCTATCTGGACGAATGGCTGGAGCGGAAAGCGCAGACCTTCAAATCGAGCACCACGGCCCTATACCGGTCAATCATCAGATCGATACTCAAGCCAATGTTTGGGAATCTGTCGCTCGGAGAGCTCAATAAGAAGGTAATCAAGGATCAATTGTCCAATTACAAGGTTTCGAACACTAGGCTGACCACAGTTCAGACCTGCTTTCGGTCGGCGCTCAATGACGCAGTAGAGGACGAAATCATTGAGAGCAACCCGCTTTCGGGATGGTCATACAAGAATCGGGAAGAGATCAAGGAGGAGGATGACGTGGATCCGTTCACCCGGGAGGAGCAGGAGGCTCTGCTCAGGGCGGCGCGGGGGGAGACGTGGGCTCAGCTGCAGTTCGCGTTCTGGACTGGTCTTCGTCCTAGCGAGCTAATCGCGCTGGAGTGGGGGGATATTGATTGGATCGCTGGGGAAATCCGAATTGTTCGGGCCAAGACCAGGGCGGCCAAGGTTCCCGAGTCGACCAAAACCGCATCTAGCAGGAGAACGATTAAGCTGCTTGGCCCTGCAAGAGAGGCGCTGCTCAAGCAAAAGGAACTGACCTTCCTGGCCGGAAAGCATGTGTTCCTGAACACCATCACTGGCGAACCATGGCGACATGCCGGCTACATCTACCGAGTGATTTGGATTCCAGCAATGAAAAAAGCGGGCGTACGGTGGCGGCGCCCTTACCAGAGCCGACACACATACGCCTCAATGATGCTCAGCGCTGGAGAAAATCCGATGTGGGTTGCTCAGCAAATGGGCCACAAAGACTGGACCATGATCGCCAAGGTTTATGGTCGCTGGATGCCCTCAGCTGACGTGGGAGCAGGAGGGCGCGCAGAGGCCCTTTTTGCAAGTAATGCCAACGTTATGACAACATCACCTCTAGAAGCTGCGTTGTAA